CTGCCAAGCGCATCTCCCGAGTGTGCCAAAACAAGGCCACTCCAGGAAAAGCCTCTGGTTTACGGAAAATGACCCTCCGCAAACTGGCTTGGTTTCTCCCACCGGCATCTGCCGGCTAGTCCTCGAATTAAATCGAGGAGCTCCAGCCCAATTTGATGTCGACTCGTTGGGCGCGTCCTGCGCGCTTCAAGTGGTCCTCATCAAAGAAGGGATCTATCCCTTGCTTTGTAAGGTACTTGAGCAAGGCACCCATGTCATCCAGCGGGTCAGCTGGAATCTTGGATGACACCCTATATCCCCTGACTAAGGGGATCTGTAGGTGCTCGTGAGAGCGTTGGGTTTCGAATCCCAATGCGGACTCACGACCAAGCACGGGTGAGGATGGCAACACGTTAGGAAAATGTTTTATGATCTTCCTGATGTAGTCATCCAACCAGCGTACGGTCTCCCAGTAACCAGCCCAATAGAGCTGATTACGAAGGGATACGATGCTGATAACACCCGTTGCGTGCATCCGTCGTGTTGGGAATTCTTGACGGACCTTGACGATACTAACGTCATGGCCATCATAGAATTCCTTTCCACAGGACTCCCGGAACTTACCGTTCCAGAAGCTCTTGGAGATGCTCACTACAAACCCAAAAGTCTGTAGCGCATCAACAACGGAATCCACATGGTCTACGGGGATAATAATATCATCCCCGTAAACACGCACCGACCCCTGAAGGGCACGAATGTCCTTCAGGGAAAGGGATGTGTTGAGCGACTTCTGAATCCCTACGAGAACTACGGTTAGAAAAACCATAGCCTCCATGGGAAAGCAGAGCGCTGAACCCATAGACGCGAACTTGGCAAGGCGAATAATGCCCTTGCCAGGAACATCAGCCTTTCGGCTCCTGCAAGCATCAACAGCATCAAACAGATGCTGATGACCGCGAAGTAGGAGCCGTACATGCTGATTGGAGACACGATCGGAAGCTTCGCTCAAGTCGAGCGTTGCCAGGGTCCCGAAACGGGATCCAATTTCGGCCATGCGCTGGTTAGGCGTCTGGTCGTCAAATCCGATCATGCTAGCGAGGTAGTCAACCCTCCCTAGTGAATCGAGGAGCTCGCGAAGAATTCCTTGCTGCATATATTGAAATGCAGTAGGCTCTTTCGCGATAATCCTCGGTGTCTTCTGTGTCTTAGGAACAGAGATAACCTTAGCGGGTATCTCTGCTCCGGGTTCGAGGATGTCAACGTCCTCCAAATACTCAGAAAATGAGTAATTTGGTATGAGATATTCTACCATTGGTAGAACCTCATTGAGACGCTTGGGCCAAGTAAGCTGACGGTACTTTCCATTGCTGGAAAGATTATCGGCAACTGTACCTGGACCATGCTTGGGCTTGAGTTCGTGCATGTAAACTTTTTGGTCTACATGTTTGAACACATCCCAAAACAGCATGGAAGCGATTCGTCTAAACTCCTCTTGTTCAGATGGAGTAAGAGACTTATCGCTCTCACGGACATCCTTCTCACACTGGATGTACTCTGCAAATGCCTTGTTCTCTCTTTCGGGAGTACAAGGGAGTTCAACCTTTCCAAACATCAGCGTTAGCTGACGTAAGGATTGGATGGACTCAATGCAGGGATCATCCAGCAACACACCACTAGTCCGGTCAAACACACGATCGAGGAAACCCCAGAGAAATCTGGGGAGACCACCCTTCCATTTAAAACCTTGGAAGAGGTTACGATCGACCTGACCCATGTCGAGAGCTGTTTGAAGGCTCTTTCCATAGGTAGGTAGGGTTATCGTAAGAAACGACAACCCCTCATGTTTGCACCGATCCTGGACTATTTTGTAGTCCATGGTGGCGCTAGTGTGACATCTGTTGGCACATTCGAATGCCAACATTTTCCAGAGCAACATTAGGCTTTTCAAAGCCCCTCCTATCTAATCGATTGGGGGTTAGCTTTCCTTAGTCTAATGTCTCCGGTCCGATTCAACACCAGACTGTGTAGGTGAAGGAACCCACCGCGGAAAATCCGCAGTGGGAACCAACTCAGGGATTTCTCCCGGAGCCCTAGACAGAACAGGGATCGCGCTGAAATATAAAATTTCAGCTTGATCCAGGAGTTTGGAGTCTAGACCACCATAAACTATAGTGGAAAAGAGATCATTCTCCTGTGTTGATGCTGGATTACTGATTGATCTTGGGGCATTCTTAGGAGTCACATGTACCAGTGAAAACCGGTATGGTGATCCTTTGAACATTCCCGGCTTACTGTAATAATCGTACAAACGATCAAAACAGTAAGCAATCAATCAGCTCTCACCGCCAAGAAGCTTGTCGATGAGAGCATGAGAGGAAGCGGTGTATAGGGTATTCAAACCCACGTACACTGCCTTAGCCTCTGCAGCCGTGTATCCGACCAGAGGTAGGTCGAAGACCATGTAACAACTCATGGACTCCTGCCTATTCTGAGCCGGAATAAACGGATCAGCGGTTACCTTCTCATGGTCCACCCGGAGGACCCGGCGTGTCCTTCGCCCGTAGGCGTTGGACAACGCAAGATCGACCAGGCCATCAGCGCTCGAGTACTTGCTATTATCCTGTCCCGTCGAAACTCGCGGGAGAGAAATAGCATTACCTGAGATCGTGATGGACTGCGGATCGGTGAGCATAGACATTGCTCCTTCTGCCGGTCAAGCCGGCAATTGGGGTGTATGAGGCGGTGCATGACGCATCGCTTCAGCTCCGGGAAATTCCCAGAGCTGCGGCTATGGCAATTTGGGCGGCACTAAGTCCGTCCCAAGTAATGCCAAAACCAAAGGGGTTGGCACGTATCCTCCTTTTCGACACAACTGTCAAATTGGAGTACAACGTGGGAATGGCTGCACCGTTATAGGTGCAACCCTCCAGAGTATAGTCAACACTGATGGCTTTAGTTTCCATCAGGTAACCATACTCCATAACCAGGCCCTGGCTCACCATATCGGAGATGTTCGCAAGAACATCCCCAGTATTCGTAAACCAGTCGATCGCCCAGGACCACGGGGTTAGTGCCCAAAGGACGTCGGGCGTCAGAGACAGACCAAGTAAACGGTCAGCCTTTGCGCCAAACTCTGCGACAGACCCACCATCGTAAAGACTGGTAGGGATGCCGTAGACAAATGCTCCTTTGAACCAACGGCTAGTAGTCGTTGTGGTCTTCTTAGACCAACTTCCTCGTAGTGAAGAAGGCATACCACTGGTCGTGCTAGGTGCTCCCCAAGGGGAGACACTTGACCCGAGCAGTTGGGTTTGCGACTCTTCAACAACAGGGTAGCGATACTGACGTCTGATTGACTTCCCCCTATCGTGCGCATACTGCGAAAGTATGTCGCCCGATTTGAGTACGGCACCTCCAAACTGGAGGACGTCGTTCTCAAGGGGTCGCCAACCAAACACGACGTTGAGATACTCATCGCCCGCATTACGCGCGCGTCGAGTTTTCTCACGCCATGTGCGAACTCCCGGAACGGAAGGAATTCCGTCCCTGCGGATTTCGCCCAAGGCAACGCCAAGTTCAGCGGCGCTACTGGTTGGTTTGCAACGCGATACGGCCGTGGCTCCTGCGGCCGACAATTCCACATCTGTGGATGTCGGAAGCTCGGGCCACTTTGGCTGTGCGCCTTGCATTTCAACTGGACAAGCCACATGGCCGGATACGGAAAACCGTGCCCGGTTGTATAGGCTTGTGTTGACGTCTCGTTCGTAATTTGCCACGCCGCACTTGACACTAGAAATAGTGCCAATATGCTTGCGAGACAAGAACGGGCCACCAACATCACTTGGGCCTCCTTTTTCTGGAGGCCACAGGTGACTCTCGGACTCGACATAGTCGAATCCGCGGAGCTGAGTAGGAGAGCCAGGAGATGATTCATGGTTCACATTGACCCATGTACCATCACTTTTCTTCCTTCTCCAGTCATCTAAGACGTATGAAACGTCAAAGTTGATCGGAGTTGGTCGAGACCTGACTTTCTTCTCAGACATCCTCTGTTGTTCCTCCTCTGGATATATACTTTCCCATTAGGGAAAGGGTGTCATGCACTGCGTGCTCGCCCAGAAA